TTTTACATCATATGTTACGGTTATATTTGTTTGCACTACCAAACAATTAATATACATAAAATTTCAATGCGCCATGCGCTACGGTTATATCTGTCTACAATCAAATAATTATTATAGACAAAATTTAAATACACCTTATGTTATGGTAGTAATATTATTATAGCATATTGTTTAAATATGTCAATTAATATTTTCTAGTGCTTTTATAGTATTAAGTCCAACGCTGTACCCAGTAGCTGTCTCGTACTTTTTCCATCCTTTGGAATCTGCATATATCTTAACCGCCAGGCTGGTCTTATAATCAAATATTCCCGTCACTGGTATAGTGTAATTAGTGTTAGTCTTGTTGAGCTTCTCCTGTAGCCATTTAATGTCTTTGGTTGAGGACTTAGGAGTTATGGTTGTAGCAGGTGTGTCTGCAATATCTTTTCCGGCTATACCCTCCGCTATTAGTCTGCCTAAACGATCTGTGTCAAGTCCTATATGGTAGTCAGCTGAGTTTGTACAAAAGAATGTCTCTACCATAATCGCTGTAGGATCTGTCTTGGTTAGCATATAAAGATTATCTCGGTATTTTATACCTCTGTTTGTAAATAATGTGCTTAATTTAGCTTGTACCCTCTCAGCGTAAACCTTACCTGCATCGGATTTATATAATACCTCTGTCCCTCTTGGAGTGTTGTCAGATGCGGCATTAAGATGCAGTTCTACCACTAGATCGTACGTACCGTCATTGACGATATTAAGCTTATAGGCCTTTTCCTGTGTTGATAGAGTAAATTGCTTTTCTGGACATATAATAACATCTACTGTATGCCCTAGCTCCTTTAGGTATTTTGCTATGTAGGAGGCAAGTTCTTTGTTATATTTGTACTCATTCACCCCGCCGAATTTAGTTCCATCGGCAGAGGTGATGTTTCCGTTTTTTAAGATGCTATGGCCTACTGTTAAGGCTATTTTCATGGTTGTTCCTCCTTAATTTCTTGCAATAGAAGCATTTGCCCACATAACCGCTTCTTCAATTTTTGTCATCGCTAAAGATTTTTCTCGACTGTTTGGAGCTGTCTCTTCTATTAGGTTAGCTAATTCTTTCGCCTTTTCTCTTATAGCTGTGTATTTCTCTGGTTGTCTTTCTTTTGGACTGTGATATTTAAAATTGTTTTCTATCTGCGGATTCATATTACTCACCGTCTTTCTTAGTCAGATTTTTCACAGCTTCAAATGCTCCTGTGCTAGCTAATCCGCTTGCCAATCCCCCTAAAAGGGTTTCGGGAGTGAATACCCAACCATTCATCCAAACATTCAAAACTACTCCTAATACAGCCATTATAAGAGGGATGTATTTATTGGGGATGAAATCTAGGCTATTCTTAATTACATAACCGATTGCCAGACAAATGCCTACTACTGCTACTACAACATATTGTGTTAAGATTTCCATATTATTTATCTCCTTCCAAATCCGATATACGGTGGTTGATTACTTTTAATTGTTCCGACACAACAGCTTCTTTTTCTTCTAACTTATATGTACGGTCTATTACACCATTGTGCTTCTCTACTTTCTTTTCTAATTGCTCTATGCGGTAATTGGTTAACTTGCTGCTTACCATAATTCCGCCAAATGTTCCCGATAAAGTTCCTATTAGGCTTATAAAAGCTATAATAACCGTATCTGCCATACTCTTCCCTCGTATTTTCGTAAAATAATAAAGAGGAGCCGGAGCCCCTCTACATGTAATCTTCTCCCGATATTTCTTTGTACTGCTCCTCTGCAATCCATCCTCTTGTTACTGCATTGCCTAGCCCGGACAAAGACAATTTTCCGGTAGTGTAAAGTCTGTATAGTGTGTTATACATCCGTCTCCCCTCCTTCCTGTTCTGTTGGAGGTTCTAAGGATGCGAGTACAAGGGCATCGACTGTCTCTTGCAAAAATTGGTTATCCTCCTGTAAGGCGGTTATTTGACTCTGTAAGGCTCTAATCTCACCAATGGATGCATCTGTACTTAATACAATTGCATATGTATCCTGTGGCTCTCCGCCTATCTCTGTACCGTATCCCTGTCCGAGATATTTTAGAGCTGCACAATCCATATAAGAGTTTGAGATATTGCCGTCGTTCCCGATGTGGTCTATCTGGGTTAAGCCTGCCAGTATTGCTGTTCTCATATCCTCAAATTCTAAACTCTTTACAACTTTAAAAGACCTTGTTTTCCTTTGGGTATCTTCATTAATTCCCATCGGTACAAGGTCAAATTCCTGCAATCCTATTTTTATTTTTTCCATAAGGTTATCCTTTCTTTTATGTTAGCGTAATTTTCTTCCAAGGAAAAGCCCAGTCAGATCCTCCTAATACAAATTGGCAAATAAAGATACCATTTTCCACAGTCTCTGGGTAAAGTTTTACCGTTACAAAGCTGTCCGCATGTTTAAAAAACTCTATGTATCCCCAGTTTCCGGCAGAACTTGGCTTATCTGTAAAACTAACGGAATCAAACCCGAAGCCACCAGATAGTATGCCTTTCATGCTTATCATATAGCTAATATCACCCCTGATAGTTGATGTTGTTCCTGATATGTCATTCTTTCTTGCGTAGAATGAATGTATGTATGTTAAGTCGCTGGGAGTTTTGGCTCTTATTTCATCTATTTCCTGCCCAAGTGAATAAGCCACAGCAGCTGCAGCTACTTTAGTAGTACTGTTTTCTGTGTCTGTAGTGGATATAGAGGTTTTATCTATCTTTCCACTAACCAATTCATTTACTGCAGATACAAGGTTAGTTTTTACTGTTGTGGTAAGGCTTGCAAGTGTTCCGATAGATGATAGTAAAGAGGATAGCTTATATTTAATTAATCCAATTAACACTGATATCTTGTTACCACTAGTCAATTCTGCATCTGTTGTCGCATCCGAAAATGTTACAATATTATCTTTTATGTCACTAGTACTATCTAATTTTCCAGATAAATCAACACTCATTTGTCCATCAATAGCAATAGTGACATTGTCTCCACCTTTGACAGTGCCGGGTGTAGTATTGTTTGCAATTCCTATATTTTGTACCGTACCTACGTTTTTCCACTCTGTCCCATTCCATCTCCACCGTATAGATGTATCGTCAGTCACTGTTGCCCAGCCGATTTCGGGGGTGGGGTATGTCGTAGCAATTGAAGCATAATTAGCTACGTTGGGTTTGTATATTAATAATGTCTCATTAATAAGTTCCTGCGCAGCTTCATTTGCATTATCAATAGCCTCATTAGCATCCTGTATTTTTTCTTCAAGTACAGCCAGTGTATTGAGGACAGTTAGCCATTCATCAGTACTTTCAATGCCAGAATCATCATGGACATTTTCAATTATTTTTATTCCGCAAGTGGAGCTTGTTACTGTTTCTCCACCATTAAATAGTATAATCTCTAATGCACCATTGCCCGGATAAGCTTGCATTTGATCTGTAATATCAAATATAACGGTATTGCCATCAATGACACCATCATTCTCAGTATCATTAAGTACCTTCTTTTTATCTGGTTTAATCATTCTGATCTTAGCGGTACTGCCGGTTGGTATGATAAATAATTTTTTATCTCTACCAATGAATGAAACTTTGACCTTCATAGACCCAATAAACCCTTGTTTAATACAGATAAGCTGACTAAGGTCATAAGTATCTATACCAAGTACTATTTTCTTTGGTTCTAAATTAAACCCCATCTTTTACACCTGCCTTTGCGAGTAGGATTATCATTTCTTTTTCTTCCGGATTAATCCATCCCTTTGTAACGGCAGCATTAAGGGTAATTTCATCGATTCTTTTATGTAGAAATTCTTCTAATAATATTTTATACATTAAATTACCCCCAATCCTGTTAAAGTTAATTTTCTTACCGCATCTTCTAACGCTGTCAGCCTATCATTTGTAGTATCGCCAGGTGTATTATTACTAATGAATTCAGCAGACAAAGCAGTTATTTCTTCTTCTGGTATTGTGTACCCTTCCGGTTTTTGCCTTGGCGCAACATGGAATGTAATGCTGTTGATAGTTTTACCCGTTACGGAATCTACAGAATATAGGTAAACAGTAAAATCACCATCATACTGAAGCACAGAATTAGGTACTGCAGTTGTAATATTTCCAGTATCAGGATCGACATCTGGTATTTTAACAATAGCCTCCATTCCTTTTCTTGCAAAATGGATTTGAGGTTCTCCTGGTATATCAATGCTTTGGAACTGTATTTCCTGATTGTAATCATATTGTGTAAATGCTCTGCTGTTGTACGTTACATCTCCATCCGAGAATATAACCGTTATCATGATTCTTCACTCCCTTCTCTAACTTACTGCCATGACAAAACATAACAATTCTTCATATCGTAATCCAAGCTGTGTAATCTCAACTACACCGGCATCATCTTTCATATATTGTTTTCCGTCTTCTGTGTATTGATTTCTGTCTTTTTCATACCAAGTGTCCTTACAGATTATTGAGTACTGATAAGGATTCAATCCAACACTTTCAAAAGCCGAAATAACATCCTGTGCGATTAATCCCATATGGATTCTTGCAGATTCTCCTTTAGACCTTACCGCATCTTTAAATTTAAATGTTCTAAAGAGCTTCTTAATCTTCTTGGCAGCTCTTTTTTCTGCTCTTGAAAGCTTGCGAATCTGTTCTTTCATGTTTCTATCACTGGTATTTATTGTTCCGGTAGATGCATATACTACATCCCATTTATAACTTGGGTTACCGTTAGCCATTGCCCCATTATTTGATGGAGAAAAGCAAGGAGTACCATTAAATAGTTTAGAAACATCTACTCCGTATTGAGTTTGTGATGAATTATGTATTTCAGTATGAAAATGGCTTGTTTGCGAATAATTTGTAAGTCTTGTGTTAAGTGCTGAATTAGATACATAATTACTGCTAATATCAGATGTTTTTGCATATGGTCCTAATGTGGATGTAAGAAAATCCTCTGTTACATAATCCTCTAATTCAGAGTTTAGGGCATAATCTCCCAAGATTCCTTCCAGCTGGTCAAGGGTAACATACCCGATATCAGGTATGACCATACCATAAAGTATCCTGCCAAGAACTATATAAGTTTCAGCCATTGGAATCATTAACACTGTATCATCCACTGCAGGAGTGTAACTTGCCAAATAACTGTATTCTTTTTCAGATGGTGTCTCTTCTCCGTAAAACTGAATTTTAACTGTACCTGTTTCAAATAATTCTGTTACCGTAGCTAGCTTAAGACCTTTTTCATCTGTACTTTGATTAATAGCAATCAAATCAACCGCTTCTACCATAATTCAATCACCTTCTTTACTTTATGTACCATGTTTCCATTGCCAGATGCGTTTATACTCCATGAGGTTTCTATAACTTTTTCTGTGACCTCTAAATTGTGATTGCGAAACAATAAACAATCGTTAAACATATGATTAGGCATCGGAAGAGTATTAAAATCATACCCTCCATATACCAAGCTTAATTGTTCTGCTTCTTTTCTGGTGTAATCATCAAGTGTAGCCTGATCTGCAATGTCTGTTATAGATTTAATGTCTGTTATAATTCTTCCCCGGCTGATTGTTGATAATTTATTACTGGCCTGTTCATTGAGAAATGTTGATATGAGATATCCAGTTTCTGGGTTCTCAACATATCTTACAAATTTATTAGGAATATTAAATGTATCCAGTGTCTCTGATGATCCGTAATAAGTTATGCTCTGGTCATCAGTAGCATATTCGTATTCGTAGGTTCGCTCTTTTCCGGTAATGTATTTCGTGACCATACAAGTACCATGGAAGTTAAACCATACAGAATTATAGTTAATAGCATTTAACAGGCTATTGATAATCTCTAATTTAGATGTACCTATCTCATATTCCTTGTCCACGCTTAACTCTAACTCTGATTCCTGTATACTAATATCCTGTATTCCTGTTGAAAGTATTAATTCTCTGACAACGACTGTATATGGTGTTCCTTTAGTTATTAAATATCGGTTGTCTACTTTATCCTCTCTCAGGATAACCCCTTTATCATAGGCCTCTATATTGCGGTATACATTGCCCTTATTTTCGGCTCTGTTTGGACTGTTAAGCAAATATATGCCTTGCTCCCATTTAAGCCATTCTGATCCAATTTGGAGGCAGAAAACAGGCTTTATTCTTTCCGAAAAGAAATCTATATCTTTTAAATTTCTCTCAGAAAGTTGAAAGCTTGCAGCCCCTTTTATTTCTGCCTCTGAATCCAGGCCATAGGAACCGGTAATTTCATCAATGGTACCCAACTTAAGATCATTTTTATCTAGTAATTCGTATTCCCATCTTATGGTACGATTGGAGTGTAGAGCCTTTTTAACTTGTTCTTGTGTATATCCTTTAATACCAAGTTGTTGCATCCCTATTCCTCCAATCGTGTTATTGTAAATGTTACTACATAATAGTTTAATTCGGATTCTGAAAATTGAATGCTGTTGACATTAACAGGGAATTGATATCCCTTATTGTTACGGTAGTACAATGAAGCCTTTTCTAGCATTTCTCGTACACTGTCAAACTCTGATATTTTTATAGCATACTCATGAGTTTCTACATAGCTTTTAAAGGTTGTAGACTGTACTAACGGGTACACCCTTCCGTTTAACTGTACTAAATACTGATCCTTTCCTAATGCTATTGATGGTCTTTTGTCTGCATTAAGAGTTTTCCATAGGTTGATGTAATTAGTGCCGTCATTAAGCAAGATACCGTTAAAATCTAGGTTTACTGTGATAATATCAGAATCATTATATCCGGTGCCATTTACTGCCCTGACATAATATTGATTACCGCCATTACCTGCGAATATGTCGTTGTATGTATTGGTGGTTAGAGTGTCTATAAGGGAAAATATAGTTTCCTTGGGTCCTTTTCGGTATATTAAGTTACTGGCTGTTGTTGAGGAAATAAGCAATGATATCGAATAGTTTTCTGCAGGTGCTCCGTCTATAGTTGGCTTTTGTGGTCTTGTGAATGATACCGTGAAATTATAGCTTGTTTCATCCGACCACAGATTATATATATTGCTGACGGAAAGTCTAACTGTATAACTGCCAATATCAATAAAATCCGGTATGGTATAGGTATTTGCATCTGCAATCTGTTCACCACTGTCATGTATCAGGGCGGTCCCTTGATAAAGCTTTAAACGGAATAAATTCTGTCCAGCACTCTGCCAGGTAATGACTGGATGCATACTATTAGTAACATTGTTTATTACCGGTATTTCTGGCTTTCCAATGCTATAGAAATTCTGCCAGTCAGTCCAAGGAGATAATTCATTAAATTGATTGTAACATCTCACTCTCCAGCTATAATCTCCGCCACCAATTGTATTTTTAGGTAGGATATATATTGTTGTAGCGGAAGTCACCATAACACTGACAGCTGCTTCATTTCCCTTTCTGTACTCCAAATCAAATTTAGCCTGAGAATATCCAAACTCATCCATAAATCTCCACCGGAAATAAATATCGTCCGAGCTATTCATGGTTGTATCAACCGGGCTTATCGGATATGGTGTGGATGGGACTGTAGAACCAATTGTAAATGATGCTGTTTCACTCCACGGAGATAAGGCATCTACGGTATCAGTAATTCTCACTCTCCACGATACTGTTTGTCCATTACTGAATACATTAGCAGGTATAGTATAGCTGTTAACTGTACCGCCTGTTCCGGTTGTATATGAAGAAAATCCGTTAGTACTATACTGGACTTCAAATGTCTTTTGTGTGCTGGTATTTTGCCAATTAAGCTTTATTTCTCCCAATCTATTTCGTACGGTATTATTAGGTACTAAGCTTGTAGGGGCTACTGGTGCAGGATCTTCATAAGTTACAACAATATTTGGAACATAAACTCCTTCGCGAGATGATATATTTGCATGGCAGAATATCATTTTTGCGTTTTCTGGCAAATAGTTTGAATCTGCTCTTATACCCACATAAAGCTTATTATCAACTATCTTAAACCCATTTATAGGCATATAAACAACGGAACCAACTGATCCTGTTATATTCAGAGAGCTATCCTGTCCTAACGCGTTAATGGTTATAATATTTTCTGGACTGCTCCCATTTCTGACACCATTATATGTTAGTGTTGTTTCGATGTCTGCAAAGTTTATACCAGTTACACTTCTTGCTCTTATAACCCACGGGTATGAGGTATTATTTTCTAAGTGTGCATAATTAGAATCATATGCTTGAAAATTGTTCACTCGGAAGAATAACGCAATATTAGTTATTATCTTATCGCTTGGGATACTGGAAAGGTCAAAGGCCATGATATCCATTGCATTACCATATCCGGGCAATGCAATCCTGAGAGGGTTTGTGCTGCCAAAGTTAGCATTTCCATTGCTATTGTTGTTAAATCCAGATAATAGTATTGTATCTGCTGTACATTGTATGGTTGTATTATGGACGGCCATTTTTTACCCTCCTTTGTCTAGATACTTGTTTCAAACTATTCATAACACTAATAACTTTTTGTATTTCATCAATGTCAGATGCGTTAATTGACATATTAATATTGAAGGTGTTTCCATACTCTTCTCTAACTTGTGCATTGCTTTTTATCGTTGTTCCGGGTGGAAACTCTGCTATTTCTGGTCCGTTTTCCCCAACCCATGTCTTACCGCCGGGAAAATTATTAGTGCCAGATGCGAATGCTCTACCAGCACCAGAATTTGTATATTCAGGAGCATAATATGTATTGCCATAGAGTTCTGAACGTTTCTTAACTATGTTGTTAGCAGCGTCTGTAGCACCATTTAGAGCCTTATTTGAACTGTCAATCAAGCCAGTAACAGATTCTTTAACCTCGTTCATGGCTGATTTTATACCAGATGCACGTCCAACTATTAAACCAATAGCAACTGCAACCGCTAAAAGTATTAATAAAATCGGTCCCATTCCTACCGCTGCAACTAGTCCCGTAGATCCCACAATAGTATTTGTGGCTGCTAAAGCTGTATTAGCAATAGCCATTCCGCCTGCTGCCATAGCTACACTTCCTATAACTAAAGCCAAACCACCTAAAACTATACCAACTGCCAATACTTCCGTTGGTATTGATGTTATTACATCTGCAAACGTCTGAAATATTGGTAATAAAGCCTCGCCAAGCTTATACTTAACCGCATCAAATTTATTATTCATTTCAACCATTGAATCATCCATATTATTAAATGACTGGATAGTTTCATTGTCGATTACATAACCCATTTCGTGTGCTTCTTTGGCATAACCTTTAACACCTTGACTTCCTTCCAAAATTAAGTTATTTAGGTCCATAGCAGACTTTCCAAAGATGGACATAGACAAGGCATTTCTTTCTGTCTCATTTTTCACACTTCCAAGAGCATCTATTACATCATAAAAAACTTGTTCACTATCTCTTAATTGACCATTTGATTCGGTTATGCGAACTCTTAGTCTTGTAAAAGCTTCTGCCGCATCCCCTGTTCCAGTTCTTGCAGTGTCCATATTCCTTGTCATTTTTGCTATAGAACTTCCAATGCTTTCGGCTGAAATCTCTAGATATTCAGCTGCATAATTAAATTCCTGTATAGTATCAGTGGTTAACCCTGTCTTATGAGATAATTCATCTATTTCGCCTGCTGTTTCAGCTGTACTGAGTGTCATTTTACCTAAAGCTGTTACCATGGTACCTATTGTAAGAATCGCTACTCCAGCAGCCTCACTAATACCATCGAATTTGCTTGCCAGTGCTTCCACTGCTGGATTTACATCAATTCCTAAAGAACCGGCTAAACTTCTAATTGTATCTCCAAAACTGCGAGTACTGGTTTCTGAATTCACTATTTTTTGATTATTGTCATTCAGTTCATTATTCAATCTTTCAAGAGCTGTTTCGTTTTGTATATAGGCCGAATATAGGACATCTAATTGCTGTGCATTCTTTTCTCCGCTTTCCTTTGCATCTTCATAGGCCTTTTTTGATATTTGAAGCTTTTGTGACTGTAATGCTATCTTTTCTGATAACAGACCACTTTTACTGGATAATTGCTCTGTTTCAGTTGCAAATGACTTTGTCTTTTCAGTTGCAAGGTCAAATTCCTGTTGTAATAACTGCATCTTTCTGTCCACTTCGGACATTGCTATTTTATCAAGTTTCTCTTGATTGGATGCAAGTTCATTATTCAGCTTTTCAAGTGCAGTTCTTTCTTTGAGTAAAGCCTTATCAGCATCATCAGCTTTTTTTCCGAATTTATCTTGAGAGGACATAACTTCATTGTACTTCTTTTTAGCCTCTTCAACTTTAAGGCTCTGGAGAACTATTTTTTGTGTCAACTGCTCCTGTTTTAATCCTAACTTATCTGTTTCACTTCCATACTGTTGGGCTAGCTCTGAGGCTAATTTAAATTCTTGGTCTAATAGAGACATTTTACGATTAACAGCACTGATTCCACCATCAAATTCAGAATAATCCAAACCAAGAACTATAGTTTTTTTATTAGATGCCAATTATCCTCCCCACCCTTCTATTTCTTTCAGACTTTTTACTTCTTTTACGGTTTCTTTTGGTGAAAAATATTTCGATTGATAAGGTTCATTATTCATAGCTTTTGTCTCGAGCATTTTCTTGTCTATATACATATCAATTACAGACATAATCTTAACAAGCTTACTATTCCAAAATTCTGATTCGCTTCTGTTCATTTCAATACAATATAAATAAAAAGTGTAAGCCAATTCATAAGGATCATCAGAATTTAATTCACTGTTTCCTTCAAAATCTCCATTAAAATTTTTTTTTGTGCTTCTTCACTGGTATCTACACCGTTGCTCTCTTGAAACTCTTTGACTATTTCATTGATGTTTACAGGCTTCATAGAACATGTTAATTTTCTTGCCTTCTCTACAGTAATCTCATTTCCGGCTGCTTTGGCTGTAATATAAATAATTTTTGCACAATACTCTGGTACTGATTTACATTTGAAAAATCCTGTTGCCCCACCGATTGCCTTATCATTAATGAAAGACAATGCCCTGACATTGAATGCCAGGGCTAATTTAGTGCCATCTTTAAATTGTAAATCCATTTCGGTTGCTTCTTCTACATTAAGAGTTTTCTTCATAATTAATCCCCTTCCGTATCTGTAACCAGCGTACCGCCTGGTATGGTATCTAGAAATGCATCCGCAGCTGAACTGGTAAAAGCTGAGTTTGCAGTATCACCGAATGATCTAAGACGTTTATCAAGTGCTCTCTGTACCAGTCCGATAGTAATAGAATCAGTGGAAAAATTAATATTATCTGTAGACTGCTGAGTGGTCTGTGCACTTCGTCTGGGCTTTCCCATGAAGAACCAACATAATTCTCTGTTATCTCCGGTTTCTTCCAACTCAACACCAATAGCAATATCCTTCGGCTGTGTTCCGATCACTTCATTCATTACACCACTTGCATATTCATCCCCGTAAATCTCTGCACGTACTTCAATAAATACTTTATTCATATCGATAACCAGTTCACCACCAGTCAACCTGCTTATATCTTCTTCTTTTGCACCGGCTCCATATAATACACCGGATGCCACTGTAGGAGTAAATTGCACCTGCATAGGTACACCAAACTCTTTTATGGGACCGTATTTATAGCTTGATGCTGTATTCTCCAAAACTAAAGCATAAACGATTCTTTTGACATTAAATCTATTTGCTTTTTCGCTTGCCATGTTATTCCCCTTCTTTCTTTATCAATTGGAATGTAAGGTATGTATGATAAATCTTTGTATCGTTTTCAAATAGGTGCTGTTTGTCCGGCTGAGTAAAGGTTGTTTCATTTACGATTGCCTGTTTAACGCTGCTAATTGCCTCTTTAATGGCATTTGTTTTGACTTTGTACCAGAAGTCTACCTGACAGCTTGCAACCTCTTCTGTAGCCTTTCCGCTTCCAAAAACGGCACCAGAATCGGTGAAGAAATGGTAAGTTATACAAGGGAATATATTCTTTCCTTGACCTTCATCAAAAATAATAGGCTGCAAAGTAGTTGCAGCCTCTAAAAAATCCATTATTCTATCTTCCATTTCCACTCACCGCCTTATATATTGCACTATCCAGAATTGCTTCTCTGCTACTTTCTGAATCCTCCATTGCCTTATCAGTAAAATGTGCTGCTGGTGTATCACTGGTACCATTATCCACAAGATGCCACTTATATGCTGTCTTTCTTCCACCGCCAATGATGGCTATTACTTCACCTTCGTTATCATCCTTAATTCTGGTTTTAACATCTGTTTTCATATGTTGATATAGTGGACGGTTAACATCGGATTCCGGAATATACTTAATGACAGAGGCAGTAACGACCTTGGCAGTATCCCGAATAATTTTTCCTCTCTGGCTATACATACTGGCTGCAATATCAGCAACCTCCTGTTTAAAGAAGTTCATAGATGGCTCATAATTTAGTTCAACCTTCATATCGTCACCCGCATATCATCACAGTTTTATCGTGACTGTTTGGTTTATAATAAGCTCTGATAATGTCGTAAACAGCACCATCATACCGTATTTGTGTTGCAAATAATGGCTTTCCTGTATCTGCCTCTATATGTCTAGTCAGTTCATAATCACATGTACGTGTCTCAAAGGTGATTTCTGGGTTTATGCCTGATTGTATTGCCTTGTAAAATTCAGTACCCGACACTGATTTTTGTTCTAGAAACACCTCTATTTCAACAGGTTCAGCCTTATTCTCGTTTAATACTTGATATATCAAATACCCAATATCATACATTGGCTTCACCTCCGTACTCAACAGATAAAGACATTGCTATCTTTTGTTTCAAATAAACATCAGCAAATCTTGGAGCACTTTCATCGTATCCGAAATTAGCTTTACAGTATAAAATGATGGCATTTTCTATTAAGGGATCAACTTCATCTAATTCTACCGTATCAAGCTTGCTATCAAGAACACCTGCAAGACTTAAATCTATCTTGCAGGTACTGATCAATGCTTGAATTTCGGCATCGTAAGCAGTGGATTTAATTCTTAAAGCTAATTTAACCTTTTCAAGCATGTTTCACCTCATTAAGCAGCTGCGATAAAGATTTCTCTTTTAATAGCTGCTGCGGAATCCATTTTCTGTGCATCAAGTCTCATAATTCCTCTGACTTCTGTGGAATCTGTTACCCAAGCATTACCACCGATGTTTGTGGATGCTACTTCCAATGTTTTACCCTGGAATAATGTACCAAATACCTTATAATCACCGATATAAATAGGGTAATATGTTCCTTTTGTTGCACCCGTTGCAGTAACCACCCTGTTAGCCAGTTCAACATCGGAAAGTACTACAACTGGCTTACTCTTGAACATCATAGGCGCACCAGTTGTTGGATCAGGCTGAATTAATCCTCTTCCATCTGTACCTTTTAAGCTGTCAAGGTATGCAAATCCGCTCTGATTAGTGATAATAACTGCATTTGCAGAAATGCTGGGATCTAAATCTTTTGTAATAGCAGCTTTTAAGGCATCAACTTCACTACCAACAGTAAGGTTGGAAGGGGTTAATGTATCTAACAGTGCTTTTAACTTAGCATTTTCAGTAATAACACCTTTCTTTGCGAACCATCTTGCTAAATAAGCCATTAATCCAGCGGTGTTATCATTCATTAATTCACTGGATACCGGAACCCTTAAACCATACTTAGAAAGTGAATATGTAACTTTTGTAAAGGATGGCTGGTCACCTGTACCAATAGTTGCCATTTCATCTACAGCAGCAAATCCGGTAGTCGGAGCATTATCTACAGCTCTCCAACCAGTAGGTGTTGTTACAGTCTCCACGTTAAAGTAATCAGCTAATTTAACAAGCTGCCTTCTCTGTTCAATAATCATATCATTAAAGGAGATAGGTACAAGGAAACCGCCATCAGCACCGGTAGGTGTTCCGCCACCTTCTGTTAATGCATTATAAAGAGGAGCAACCTTTTCATTTCCAATTCCATTCTTAGGCGTAATACCGTTGGTAATAGCATAGAAAAACGCATTCAGATATTCATCGTCATTTCTGTTTGTCAGTCCTGCTGTTAATCCTGGAAGGTTTACAATTCCAGCGTTAGCAAACTTGCTGTTTTCATTGTTCAGTGCATCAAGGGCTTCAATCTGTGTATTGAGATTTTTTACCTCTTCCATCTTGGAATTATATAGCTCCATATCCTTGGAATTTAATGCATTTTCAGCATCGGTTAATAAAGTTGCTCTTTGATTTTTTAATTCATAAATTTTGTTCATTAAATATACCTCATTCTTTCTTAGAATCTTGATTTTTCAATTTCAATTTGGTTTTTAAGCATTAAAAAATCAACCTCATTATCAGGTTGATCTGTAGCTTCGTTATTTGGTTGTTCATTTTCAAGGAATTGCTTTAATTTAATTGCTAAATCCTCTTTGTCGATGCTGTTATATACCAACTGGGCACCTTTGATGATTCCATTCATAACATCATCGTTTTGTGATTCATCAAATAAT